AGAGAGTTTGAAAAGACAGATGATGTTGTTTCTGTTAATGATTCTAAAGAAGGTTGGGCAAGAGCATTTAAAGATTTAGTATCCTATTTATATACTTGTAGAATACCTAAGATAAATATAAACAAGGTTAGACCTGCAGGTTCTAGATTAAAAACATTTGGTGGTAGAGCAAGTGGTCCTCAACCTTTAGTTAATCTATTTGATTTTACTATTGACAAGTTTAAAAATGCTAGAGGTAGAAAGTTATCTTCTATGGAGTGCCATGATATAGTTTGTAAAACAGGCGAAGTTGTGGTTGTAGGTGGTGTGCGTAGGTCAGCTCTTATATCTCTGTCTAATTTATCAGACCAGAGATTAAGAGTTGCTAAGTCTGGTGCTTGGTGGGAAACAAATCCAGAAAGAGCATTAGCTAATAACTCTGTAGCATACACAGAAAAACCAGATGCAGGTATCTTTATGAAAGAATGGTTAGCATTATATGAAAGTAAATCTGGAGAACGTGGTATTTTTAATAGAAAGTCTGCTCAAGATAAAGCTAGAGAGAATGGTAGACGTAATGCTGATTGGGATTTTGGTACTAATCCTTGTAGTGAAATTATACTAAGACCTAATCAGTTTTGTAACCTCACAGAGGTGGTTGTAAGACCAGATGATACAGAAGATATGCTACATAGTAAAATAGAAGTTGCTACTATACTAGGTACAATACAAGCTACACTTACAAATTTTGGTTATCTTAGAAAAAGATGGCAAACTAATACAGAAGAAGAAAGATTACTTGGTGTATCTCTTACAGGTATTATGGATAATAGTTTATTATCTAGAATGAGAACTCCTCTACCAGATTTTTTAAGAAAGATGAGACAAAAAGCTATACTAACAAATGAAGAGTGGTCAAAAAAATTAGGTATACCACAGTCAACAGCTATTACTTGTGTTAAACCTTCTGGTACAGTTAGTCAATTAGTTGATAGTGCTAGTGGTATACATGCTAGACATAATCCATATTATATTAGAACAGTAAGAGGAGATAAGAAAGACCCATTAACACAGTTTATGGCAGACCAAGGCATACCTTGTGAAGATGATGTTATGCAACCTAATAATTCTGTATTTTCTTTTCCTATGAAAGCAGACCCTAGTGCTATCTTTAGATATTCCATGACTGCTATTGAACAGTTAGAGATATGGAAGTGTTATGCACAGTATTGGTGTGAACATAAACCATCAGTAACTATATCTGTTAAGGAACATGAATGGATTAATGTAGGTAACTGGTGTTGGGATAATTTTGATACACTATCTGGTATATCATTCTTACCTTTCTCAGACCATACATATCAGCAAGCACCTTATCAAGATATAGATGAAGTTCAGTACAATAATTTACAGTCTAAGATGCCAAAGAATATTGATTGGAGTAAGTTACAAAATTATGAAACAGAAGACAACACAAGAGGTTCACAGGAGTTAGCATGTAAAGCAGGTTCATGTGAATTGGTTGATATATAATGACTAATAATAATTTAAAAGAAAATATTATAGATGTATTACAAAAAGTATATGACCCTGAGATACCTATTTCTATATATGATTTAGGTTTAATATATGATGTAGATATAAAAGAAAATAATAATGTTGATATTCTTATGACTCTTACTACACCACATTGTCCAGTTGCTCAAGATTTACCAAAGCAAATAGAAGATGAAGTAGCAAAGTTAGAAGAAGTTAATATAGTTAGAGTTGGTATTACTTGGGACCCACCTTGGACACAGGATATGATTTCAGAAAGTGGTAAACTAGAATTAGGATTAATATAAATGACTTTACTAGATATAATATGTAAATTAATAGTTAATGGCATGGCTATCTGTGTAGGATTATGGATTCTATATGTGATAGTTATGGCTATATTAAATACTATAGGAATAATAAATGTTTGATTATATTGTTATGTTTATAGTTATACTATTAATAATAAATGTTTTATACTTATAAAAAGTTCTTGACTTTCATATATTTATACTGTATAATTACATAAATGAGTGCCAGAAATGGACTCTTTTTTTAACTTGCTTAATAAGGAGATAAATATATGTTTGAAGTAGATACATTTTCAAGACAAGCTATTGGCTTTGATAGATTGTTTGATGTGATGAACAACATAAGAGGGACAGATACAAACTATCCACCTTATGATATTATAAAAAAAGATGAAGAAACTTTTGTTATAGAGTTTGCTTTTACTAGGGACTTTGTTCTAGCAGACACGTTAAACGTTGAAGACGTTACATTCAGCGAAGGTATATTGAGAATAGTTATCAAGCAGATTATACCTGAAGAACAAAAACCTAAGAAGATTAAAATTAATTAAGTTATAGGGGAGCTGTAAAAGGCTCCCTATTTTTTTAGGAGAAGAAATGCACGTACTATTAAAGAATCAAATGGTAAACACAGTTTACGTAGGGTATGACCCTAAAGAACATACTGCTTATGAGGTATTAAAATTTTCATTAGAAAGAATATCCACTAAACCTGTTAGAGTTATACCTTTGAGAAGAGATATACTTACAAAGATAGGTATATATACTAGAAAACATAATAGTATAAGTGGTCAAGATTATGATGAGATAGATGGTAAACCTTTTTCCACACAATTTAGTTTTAGTAGGTTTCTAATACCTGCATTAAACATGTATGAAGGTTTAGCTTTATATATGGATTCTGACATGTATGTGAGGTCAGATATATCAGAACTATTTAATATGTGTAATGATAATTATTATCCTATACATGTAGTTAAACATAAGTATGAACCTAAAGATAAAGTTAAGATGGATGGTAAAGAACA